AGTTTCCCGCCCCGACTAACCATCGGGGTTTTTTTGGCTACCGCGTTGAAATGACCGTTCCCTACTAAAAAATGTCTTTCAACTTACTGGACAAATAGAAACCCAGTCAATTTGTCCCATAAAAACAACAAGGGTTTATCCTAATAAAATAAGTTGTAAAACGCTACAAAGTGTGTTATAATGTAATTTCTTTGTTGGATAGGCCAACAAGGGTAACCCAGTCAACCAAGGGAGAAAAACCATGACTGATTCTAAAGTAGCCGGAGCGATCAAAGCTCTATCGTTCGATCGCGAAACCCAAGCTTATGAGCAGGGTACGCGTTTTGCAAAAAACAAACTGGAGCGTTTAGAAGTTGTAACTTCTGCCGCTCAAACTCTCGGAGCTTCTCCAAGCTATGAAGAATGGGAAGCTTATCGTGTCCAGTGGGTTGATGGTCACGCTCACCAAAACCCCGATCTTACCGCGAACGCCAGTGACAAAGCATGGAAAGAATTTGCTAAGTTACTGGACGATCTTTATGGCATGACAAAACCAAAAAGCACTGGAGCGGCGGCGGTGAAGAAGTCAGAGCAGAGAGAAAAAGCTCAAGAGGCTTTGCTAGAGAAGTATGAAGACCAAAGCGCATGGGAGCTCCGCGATCAACTGGCAAAGAACTACAAAAAGCTAGCCGACAAGCCGGAGGACAAAGAGCTCAAGAAGACACAAAAAGAGCTCGAAAAGGTTATCCGAGCGAAGACCACTGAAGAGAATCAGAGACTAGGTGAAGAGCTCAAACAACATAGGGCCTATGTTAAAGAGCTTGTTTCTAAATGCACTGATATAGAGAAGCTTATCGCGGTCTCTGAGCTCTTAGATGAGAACACTGATATAGAGTACACGATCGAAGACTGATAGTCTACAATCTACTTCAAGCCCCCAGTTGTAATGACTGGGGGCTTTTTTGTTTTGTGAGCCCCAGTCACCCAGTCACTTTTTAACTATTGAGCTACCCAGTCACCCCCACCCCCCAAATTCTCAGCATGGGACTCCCGAGACACTAACACTCTGTGTCGCACAAACGATGTCGCTGTTTCATTTTTACCCCCCACCCCCCTTCATTTTTCTACAGAACGCTTAAGCCCGGGGGAACTAAGAAACACCCCCCGGTATCAGAGTATCAAGACAGCCAAAAAATATTTTTGCAAAAATTTTGAAATCTGTTACAGTCGGCTTGTTAGGGGACGCCGCGTGCCCAACACTTCCCGATAACTTTTCGGTGCTTATGACCTTTAATATTTCGCCATCAAATGAACATCCAGTTCCCACCTCGTTAGCAGAGGAGGTAGGCGAGTCCCTCCAAGAAAATGCACGAGTTGCTGCTACAACAGCAGCGCTAATGTCTGAGCTCGGCATGCCGTTTGAAATGACGGAAGATGACGAAGAGGCGGCGCGTAAACTTTTTGCGCAGGTAGATAAGAAGAAAAAGAATAATGGTCAGGATAAGGAGAAGTCGAATCCACCGGCTCTCTATCAGGGTAACGTAGCCCTTAAGCTAGCAGCTTTGCTAACAGAGTATGACCACCGCGTGGTGGTCGACGCAACGCAGGCGCGTACATATATTATGAACAGGCTGCTAGAGCTAAGCACCTGTGGGGACACCAAGTCAGAACTTCGTGCCTTAGAACTTATCGGAAAGATGTCAGATATCGGTGCGTTTACCGAAAAATCTGAAATCACTATTACACACCGTTCATCCAGTGATCTTCAACAGGTCATTGAACAGAAGATTAACCGCCTGCTATCTATAGGCGTTACAGATGTAACCCCCAAGAATACAAAGAAAGACCTTGGCATCGACGACGATGACGAGTTAGCCCAGCTTGAAGTTAATAAAGTAAAAGATGGATCATCAGAAATTACAGAACTTACTGAAAATTCTGCCAAATCTTCCTGAAGCACAACTCCGCGACCTCATCGTATCGTTAGATGAACAGGAGATTCTTGCTGAAAGGGAGGAGGCTAGGGGTTCTTTCATGGCTTTTGTAAAAAAAGTGTGGCCACACTTTATTGAAGGCTCGCATCACAAGAGAATGGCCAAGGCATTTGAGCGCGTAGCTCGCGGGGAGTGCAAAAGGCTCATTATTAATATGCCGCCGCGCCATACAAAGTCAGAATTTGCCTCATATTTGCTACCAGCGTGGTTTTTAGGCAACTTTCCAGAGAAAAAAGTCATTCAAACCAGCCATACGGCGGAGTTAGCCGTAGGTTTTGGTAGAAAAGTGCGAAATTTAGTCGATCAGGATGTATATACAGAGATATTTCCGGGTGTTGGACTGCAACAAGACTCAAAAGCGGCTGGTAGATGGAACACTAACAAGGGCGGTGACTATTTCGCTATTGGTGTAGGCGGTGCCGTGACCGGTAAGGGTGCCGATATCCTGATTATTGACGATCCGCACTCAGAACAAGAGGCTGCGATGGCAGCTAGCAACCCAGAGATCTATGACAAAGTGTACGAGTGGTATACGTCAGGCCCGCGTCAGCGTCTGCAACCGGGCGGATCAATTGTTATTGTGATGACTCGTTGGGCGCAACGAGATTTAACTGGACAAGTAATTAAATCAGCTATGCAGCGTAGCGGAGAAGAGTGGGAAGTGATTGAATTTCCTGCAATTCTTCCTTCGGGTAATCCCTTATGGCCACAGTTCTGGAGTAAAGAAGAACTTGAAGCTTTACGTGAAGAGTTGCCTAACGCCAAATGGCAGGCTCAGTATCAGCAGAATCCTGTGGGTAATGAGAGCGCTATTATTAAGCGTGACTGGTGGAAATGGTGGGAAAAAGATGATCCTCCTGCTTGTGAATTTATCCTTCAATCATGGGATACAGCCTTTGAAAAAAATCAACGTGCTGACTATTCAGCAGGGACAACTTGGGGTATCTTTTCTTGTGAAGAAGATAACTTTGCGCCTAACATTATCTTGCTCAATACATACAAAAAACGTGTTGAATTTCCAGAGCTTAAACGAGACGTGCTTAGAGAATATAACGAGTATGACCCCGACTCATTAATAGTAGAAAAGAAGGCGTCAGGTGCGCCGTTAATTTACGATCTCAGAGCGATGGGCATCCCCGTGCAAGAGTTCACACCGGGTAAGGGGCAAGACAAAATTGCCCGCTTAAACTCCGTTAGCGATATCATCGCATCTGGAAAAGTGTGGGTTCCTCGAACCCGCTGGGCAGAAGAGTTAGTAGACGAAGTTGCAGCATTCCCATCAGGCGAGCACGATGACTTGGTTGACGCAACAACTTTAGCGCTAATGCGCTTTCGTCAGGGTGGGTTCCTCCGTCTTCCGACTGATGAGCCTGAAGAGATTCAATGGTTTAAAAGCCACCGCCGCGAGCGGTTCTACACAGTGTAAGGATTTATTATGGCAACAAGTTCAATTGACAAAAGTTTGTACGCAGCCCCTCTGGGTATTGACGAAGACGAGGAGGGCATGCCTCCACTAGAGATTGAGATCGAAGACCCCGAAGCAGTTCGTATTGGTATGGGTGACATTGAGATTGATCTCATCCCCCGCGATGACGAGATAGGTGGCGAAGACTTTGACGCTAATCTTGCCGACTACGTTGAAGACAGCGTGCTGGACTCTTTGGGTAAAGAGTTGGTTGATGACTTCACTAAAGACATTGGTGACCGCAAAGATTGGATACAAACATACGTTGATGGCTTGAAACTGTTGGGCTTAAAGTATGAGGACAGGACAGAACCGTGGCAAGGTGCGTGTGGCGTGTTCCACCCGATGCTCACTGAGTCTGTTGTGCGGTTCCAGAGCGAGGGGATCATGGAGACGTTCCCAGCAGCGGGGCCTGTGAAGACGCAGATTCTTGGTAAAGATACACCCAAGAAAGAAGAAGCGTCTGCTCGCGTGCGTGAGGATATGAACTACCAACTGACGGAAGTGATGCAGGAGTATCGCCCTGAGCATGAGAAGCTATTGTGGAACTTGCCACTGGCAGGCTCAGCGTTTAAAAAGGTGTACTACGACCCAAGCAAGGGACGACAAGTTGCGATGTTTATTCCCGCAGAAGACATCGTTGTGCCCTATGGTGCAGTAAGTCTTGAAGCTTCAGAGCGCGTAACTCACGTAATGCGCAAGACAGAGAATGAAGTTTTGAAGTTGCAAGAAGCTGGGTTCTACAGTGATGTGGACTTAGGTGATCCGTCATACGAGCTTGATGATATTGAGAAACAAAAAGCTGAAGAGATGGGCATGTCAGCACTGCAAGATGAGCGCTTCCGTATCCTTGAGATGCACGTTGATCTTGACCTAGAAGGTTACGAGCACAAAGACAAAGATGGCGAGAAGACAGGTATTGCGCTTCCTTACGTTGTGACTGTTGAGAAGGGCACGCAGAAAGTATTGGCCATCCGCCGCAATTGGTATGAGGGCGACATGCTCCACATCAAGCGCCAGCACTTTGTCCACTATCAATACATTCCGGGATTTGGCTTCTATGGATATGGTCTTATTCACCTTATCGGCGGATATGCGAAGAGCGCGACCATGCTCATCAGGCAGCTTGTTGATGCAGGTACGCTCTCTAATTTACCGGGCGGACTCAAGTCAAGAGGGCTACGAGTCAAGGGCGATGACACGCCGATCGCCCCCGGAGAGTTTCGTGATGTCGACGTACCAAGTGGTTCCATTAGAGACAATATCTTGCCTCTGCCTTACAAAGAACCCAGTCAGGTACTCTTCGCTCTGTTTCAGAACATTGTGCAAGAGGGTAGGCAGTTTGCATCCGCAGGAGACATGAACGTTAGCGACATGAGTGCGCAAGCACCCGTGGGTACAACACTGGCTATTCTTGAGAGAACACTGAAGGTAATGGGTGCTGTGCAAGCGCGTATGCACTACTCAATGCGTCAAGAGTTCCGTCTCTTAAAAGCGATCATTGCTGACTACACACCAGAAGACTACGACTACGAGCCAATCGAAGGCTCACGCAAAGCAAAGAAGTCTGACTACGACATGGTTGCTGTGATTCCTGTGAGCGATCCAAACGCTGCAACGATGGCGCAGAAGATTGTTCAATATCAGGCGGCTCTCCAGCTTGCACAAACCGCTCCGCAGTTGTATGACTTGCCACTCTTGCACCGTCAGATGATCGAGGTGTTGGGCATCAAGAATGCTGCAAAGTTGGTGCCGATTGAAGACGATCAAACACCCACGGACCCAGTGCAAGAGAATCAAAACGTTCTCACTGGCAAACCTGCAAAAGCGTTCATTGAGCAAAATCACGAAGCGCATATTGCTGTACACACTTCAATGCTGCAGAACCCCAAGATCATGGGCCTTATTCAACAGACCCCACAAGGTCAGGCAATTGTGGCTGCAATGATGGCACACATCAATGAGCATTTAGGCTTTGCGTATCGCAGAGAAGTTGAGCAAGCTGTTGGTCTCTTGTTGCCTACCGAAGAACAAGGCAAAAACATGGCCCCAGAAGTTGCAGCGCAAGTTGCTCAACTTTCTGCACAGGCATCCATGCAGATTACACAAAACGCTCAAGCACAAGCTGCACAACAGCAAGCACAGCAACAAGCGCAAGACCCAATAATGCAGATGCAACAGCAAGAACTGCAAATCAAGATGCAAGAGCTTCAGCTTAAAGCGCAAAAACAAGCGATGGAAGCAGCGGCCAAAGCAGACCAGCTTCGCATTGAAGAATCTCGTATTGAGGCCCAAAAAGAAATCGCGGCAATGCAAGTTGGTGCAAGCGCTGCCGCTGCAAAAGACAAACTTGAGAAGCAACAGCTTATTGAGGGTACAAGAATTGGCGCTGAAATTGCCAAAAACCGCGCTCAAATGGCAGCCCAATCTGCACAGAGAGCGTTTCAAAAACCTAGGAAGGAGAGAGATTGAGCGACTACAAACTTTTGGCGCACGTCGTCAAAGAATTAAATAAACTGAAACAAGAGCGAGAAGCCTATGTTGCAGCGGGTAGAGCCGACACCATAGAAGAGTATCGTCAAGTCTGCGGGGTAATCCGAGGTCTCAACCTTGCAGAAAATATTATTAATGAGCTCGTGCAAAAAATGGAGAAATCTGATGAATGAATTTAACGTCGCTGCCGTAGACTTGTCTGGCATTCTTAACCAGAACGCTGAGAGAAAAGCTAAGCAGCTGCCGGAACCTAAAACATTCCATATCCTAACTGTTGTACCTGAAGCTGAAGAAAAAATTGACGGTACAGATATTTATAAGCCAGCACAGACTATGCACTACGAAGAGGTACTGACTCCAGTACTGTTTGTCGTCAAGCTTGGGCCTGATTGCTACAAAGACACCACTCGTTTCCCTAGCGGAGCGAGTTGCAAGGAAGGTGATTTCATCATCTGCCGACCAAATTCAGGCACCCGTCTGAAGATTCATGGCCGCGAATTCCGCATCATTAATGATGATTCGGTTGAAGCAGTTGTGGAAGACCCCCGTGGTATTACACGTGCATCATAAGGAGATAACGCATGGCACAAGCAGAGTTTAAGGGCGAAGACTTTAAGTTTCCTGATGAAAAGGAAGCTAAGGGTAAACCCGTAGATACACAAGAGGATGACGGCTTTGAGATTGAAATTGAAGACGACACTCCTAGAAAAGATCGTGGCCGTAAGCCCGATGACACCCCTCCTGAAGACCCAACAGAAGACGAATTAGCTTCGTACGACGAGAAGGTTCAGCAGCGGATTAAAAAATTTACACGTGGTTATCACGATGAACGTAGAGCTAAAGAAGAAGCACTACGTGAACGCGAGGCTGCAGAAACACTTGCTAAACAACTATGGGAACAAAATCAGCAGTTGCAAAATCAAGTGCAAGCCGGTTCAAAAGCATATATTGAGACGTCAAAAACATCCGCTGAGATGGAGTTTGAGAACGCCAAGAAAAAATATAAAGAAGCTTATGAGTCTGGAGATTCTGACGCGGTAGTAGATGCACAGGCAGAAATTTCTCGTGCAACACTAAAACTTGATAAAATTCGTAACATGAGGCCTTTACAAGCCCAGCAAAACAGTGTACAACCGCAACAAAGTACTGCAAATCAACCAAGAGTATCCGAAAGGGATGAACGTTGGATGCAGAAGAATACTTGGTTTGGTACTGACCCTGAAATGACAGCATCCGCCCTTGGGTTGCATCAAAAGCTGACTAAAGAGTTAGGTGCCGACCGCGTAGGATCTGATGATTACTACGAACGAGTAGACGCTACAATGCGTCGAAGATTTCCTGAGTATTTTGAAGATACTCAGAGCTATGAAGATGACGCTCCTTCGAAAAAGGCATCAGAACCGGCTTACGAGGACGAACCTCCGCGCCGTGCAACTAGACCCGCTACTGTTGTGGCTCCGGCCTCACGTAGCACTCCGCCTAATCGTATTAGGCTAAAGCAATCCGAAGCAGCGATAGCTCGCCGTCTTGGGGTTCCTTTGGAAGAATACGCTAAACAGGTTGCTCAACTAAAAAGAGGTGAATAATGGATCAAGTATTAACGTCTGGTAAGACACAAAATCGCTTAGCCCGTGAGTTGGACTCTCGTCAAGTGATGCAACGCCCCGAAGCGTGGCGTCCTCCCGAGGCCCTTCCTAGCCCTGACAACCGTCCGGGTTGGTCGCACCGTTGGGTGCGTATAAGCACGTTAGGTAATGCAGATCCAAGCAACATTTCTTCGAAGTTACGTGAAGGATATGAACCCTGCAAAGCAGAAGAATATCCTGAGCTCATGATGCACGCTACCACGGAAGGTCGCTTTAAAGGCAACGTTGAAGTGGGCGGTCTGTTGCTCTGCCGTATTCCTGAAGAGTTTTTGAAACAGCGGATGGACTATTACTCCAACCAAAACAAAGCTCAAATGGACTCAGTGGACAACAATTTCCTTCGTGAAAGCGATCCTCGGATGCCCCTTTTCTCAGAAAAGAAAACCAAGGTCACTTTCGGTTCTGGTTCATAAATTTTTAGGAGTCTTTTATGGCTTTTCCCACCGTTGACCGTCCTTACGGTCTAAAGCCGCTCAATCTGTATGGTGGTACACCTTTTGCAGGTGCTACTCGCCAATATCGGATTGCTTCGGCATACGACACTAGCATCTTTTACGGTGACCCCGTTGAGATGGTTAACTCTGGCACGATTATCAAGTCTGCCATTACAACCGCCCGTGCAACTGTGACCACATCACAGATCATTGGTGTTTTCTTGGGCTGCTCTTACGTTAACGCGCAAGGTCAGACCATTTTTGCTCAGTACTTCCCAGCAAATACCGCAGCCCCCACAGGTACATACATTACCGCTTACGTGTGTAATGACCCTGACACCCTGTTCAAGGCTGTAATTGCTACTGGCGCTACTGCCAACGATGTTACTTCTGGCTTGTTGCCTTCCTCTACTACTGAATTTACCGTTATCGGTACTAACGTAGCATTGGTGCAGAACTCTGGTTTAACTTCAACTGGCAATAGCCGTGTTGCGGTTGCCTCTTCTGCAACTACAGGTACATTGCCTTTGAACGTTGTCGATGTTGTCTATGAGACTTCATACGTTAACGGTTCAGGTAACGTTGTGTACCCCGAGCTCATCGTTCGTTGGAACTTTGAGATTCATACAACTACTATCGCTTCTGGCGTTTAATCAAGGAGCTAAATCATGGCTATTTCACGCGCACAACTGCTGAAAGAGTTGCTCCCCGGTCTGAACGCTTTGTTCGGTATGGAGTATGCTCGCTACGGCGAAGAGCACAAAGAGATCTACGAATCCGAGACCTCTGAGCGTTCATTCGAAGAAGAGACCAAACTTTCTGGCTTTTCTGCTGCACCTGTTAAGAAC